CTGGTACAACAGGTAATATATTAACGTCTGACGGTACTACATGGACTTCAGCAGCTGCTGGAGGTGGGTTTGCTTCTGGCACGGTTATGTTGTTTGCGCAAACTTCTGCGCCGACTGGCTGGACTAAAATCACAACTACAGGTGATAACTCAGCACTACGTGTTGTAACAGGAAATGCAAGCACAGGTGGATCGGTAGCGTTTACTACAGCGTTTGCAAGCCAAACCCCAACCGGTTCGGTAAGTATTACAGCAGTTAGCGGTAGTGCTGGAGCTACAACGCTTACTACACCACAAATTCCAAGCCATGCCCATAGCTACAATAGTCGTGGTTCTAGCCCAGGCAATTCAGGTGGTACAGGTGACATTAGTACTCCAAATACAGGTTCTACAGGTGGTGGTGGTTCACATACTCACCCATTTAGTTTCTCAAGTGGTTCAGGTACGTTTAGTGGTAATGCAATTAATCTTGCTGTTCAATATATTGATGTTATTCGTGCAACTAAGGATTAACAATGGGAACACTTAAAAACGGAACGTTTTGCCCACTAATTAAAAAAGACTGTGTTGGTCTTACTTGTGCGTGGTATACCCGTGTGCAAGGTTACGATATGAATAGTGGTTCTCAAGTAGACAGCTATGAATGTGCTATTGCTTGGATGCCAATGTTATTAATTGAAAATTCTGGACAACAACGGCAGACTGGAGCTGCGGTAGAGTCGTTTAGAAATGAAATGGTCAAAGCTAATGAAGTTAATACCAAATTACTTTTAACAACCGTTGAACCACAACAACCCAAATTAATTAGGAGTAGAAAATGAAATTAACTATTATCCCCGTTGACGGAGCAGTTGGCGAAGACGGAGAATTTTATCTTAAACTTGATCTAAGTTCTTGTAATATCCCTGTTGATGTTCATGCTCTTCAATGGCAAGACACGGCTGGTTGGATTGAATATATTTCCCCACTAGTACAAAACCAAGAAATTACTGAATTACCTGCATGGGCAAACGCTTGTATAAATAAAAGGGATGAAGCCAAAACTGCTAGACTAGCCGCAGAACAAGCCGCTCAACAAACAGAACAATAAATGAACGCACAGCTTGAGCAAAACAATTTTTTGTTTGTTCCTAACTTTATTAGTCAGGAGCATGCTCAATCTTTAAATTCTTGGATGCTATCAGAGTGCTATGCAGGGCGTCTTGTTGACGACCCAAGGAGTAATTACGGTTTATTTGGTAAAGCATATCAGGATGCTGCGCCTTTTTTAGAATTGCTTTGCGAAAAAAGGAACGAGGTAACTAATTTAATTGGGGAATCTGTTTTACCAACGTACTCTTTTTGTATGATTTATGGGCCAGAAAGTCAACTAATAAGACATTTAGACAGACCAGCTTGTGAAATTAGTTTAACCGTGCATCTTGGTGGCGATACAAAATGGCCCATATTTATTAAAAAACCGTCTGGCGAAGAAATACCATTTGAATTAAATCCTGGCGATGCAGTTGTTTATCTTGGTTGTGTTGCTGAACATTGGCGTGAAAAATTTACTGGACAGTACTATAGCCAAGTATTTTTACACTATGTACGCACTAACGGAAATAATGCGTGGACCTATTTTGATAAGAGGAAATAAAAATGACTATCGAAGTAAAAGTTGGTTGCGTATCTAATTTGTATAGTAGGATGATGCACTTTAAAAATGCTGGTGATACAGAGCACACTCACACTCATTCATTCGATCATTTGACTCTTTTAGCGTCTGGTTTAGTTAAATGCGTAGTTAATAATAAAGAAACTATTTTTAAAGCGCCACACATGATTTTTATTAAAAAAGATGAAGAGCATGCTTTTACCGCTTTAGAAGATAATACAGTTGCCTATTGCATTCATGCTATGCGTGTGGGAGAACGTATTGAGGATATAGCCGACCCCTCTATGTTTCCTGATGGTGTGATGATTCCTTATGAGGTTTGCCACTGGTGGAGTCCTCCAGAAAACTATAACGGTCAAAATCCCAATGTAGTAAAAAATCCAAGTACAGAATCAACAGGAAATATTGAAGTAACAAAAACATAAATGAAAAATTTACAAGATTATATTATTAACATTGAAGATGTAATTACACCTTCGTTGTGTAATGCTGTGCTTGATGAATACAAAGATTGTAATAACTGGGAAAGTGCCGTTGTAGCATCAGGAAAAACAGATGCAGAAAGACAATGTTCTGTAATTGGGATTTCATATGATAGTGTTATGCAAAATAATTTTAATGTTAGAAAAAATTTAGATAGTTATTTATTTGCTTCAGCAGCAAATGCTTTACGTAAATACATTGACAAGTTTCCTAATTGCGAAATAGAGCAAGATTATGGTTATGATTTGTTGCGATATGGTGTTGGACAACACTATAAACAACACACAGATTCATTTAAAGAACGCCCCCGTGCAGTATCTTGTTCGTTTGCATTAAATGATGACTACGAAGGTGGTGAGTTTGCGTTTTTTGACCGTGAATTAGTATATAGATTGAAAAAAGGATCGTGCATTATGTTTCCTTCAAACTTTATGTACCCCCATGAGATAATGCCTGTAACTAGTGGTATACGGTATTCTATTGTGACTTGGTTTGTATAGGATAAATCATGGCCTTTGGCTTTTCTCCCTACGCTGGTGCCCCGTTTGCTGATACAGGTGAAGCAACTATTGGTATATCAGTCCAACTTACTGGGGTATCCGCCGTAGGTCGAGTTGGTACGGTTGACATAGGCTTAGGTATTGAAATTGTACCCACAGGCGTTATTTCAGTAGGTCGAACGGGTAGTGTAACGATTGCGGCAGGTGGTAACGTTGTACCAACAGGTGTTAATGCCGTAGGTGTAATTGGTAATGTTTCAATAGTTGAAAGCGTTACGCTTGTATTAACAGGTGTTTATGCAGTAGGTCGATTAGGTAATGTAGATGCACAAGCTGGCGGTAATGCTAACGTAACAGGTGTTTTTGCAGTAGGTCGGGTTGGTACCGTTACAGCAAATGCTGATTCTATAGTTGATTTGACTGGTGTACGCACCGTTGTTAGACTTAATAAACAAAATGTATGGGGCCTGGTAGATGTAGATCAGACACCAAATTGGACAGAAGTATTAGCAGCATAAGGATAAATTATGGCAAGTACATATTCACCAAGTTTAAAGCTAACCCTGATGGGGGATGGCGACCAAGCGGGTCTTTGGGGTCAAACGACCAATACTAACCTAGGTACTTTGCTTGAACAGGCTATTACTGGCGTTACTTCAATTGTCATGTCAGATGCTAACTACACATTAATTAGCCTTAATGGGGTAACAGATGAGGCTAGAAATGCGGTTTTAGTAGTTACTGGAGTAAATAATGCAGTTAGAGATTTAATCCCTCCAGTCGTCAAAAAACTGTACATTATTGCAAATAATACAACAGGTGGTTATGGGATACGTGTTATTGGTGCTACTGGTACTGGAGTAACTATACCCAATGGCGCTACCCAAATTGTTTATTGTGATGGAATTAATTTTGTTGCAGCGGGTGGCGCTTTTGTAAATGGTACAGTTTTAGGAGTTACTGGTGGGGGTACAGGACTAACAACACTTACTGCTAATAGCGTAATGCTTGGTAATGGTACTTCGAGCCCTACTTTTGTAGCTCCAGGGACTGCTGGTAATATATTGACATCTAATGGCACTACTTGGGCTTCAGTTGCTATTGGTGGAGATGGTTTTGCATCTGGTACTAGAATGACGTTTAATCAAACCAATGCACCAACAGGTTGGACTAAAAGCACTAGTGTGGATAACGCAGCCTTTAGATTGGTTAGCGGTAGTGTTAGTTCTGGGGGTTCGGTAAACTTTACAACTGCATTTGTAAGTCAAACTCCAACAGGTTCTATTTCTATTAGTTCTATTTCAGGTTCAGCAGGGGCAACTACTTTAAGCACTCCTCAAATCCCATCACATAACCATAGCTACAATAGTCGTGGTATTAGCCCAGGCAATTCAGGTGGTACAGGTGACATTGGTAGTGTAAGTACAGGTGACACAGGTGGTGGCGGTAGCCACACTCACCCTTTCTCATTTAGCTCTGGATCAGCAACGTTTACAGGAAATGCAATTGATCTTGCTGTTAAATATGTTGATTTGATTGTTGCTCAGAAAAATTAAGGGTTAATATGATTAAAACCATTCAAGACGAATTAGTTGGCTCTGAGTTTAAGCCACGCCACACCATTGAAATCTACTGCCCTAACTGTGGGTACGACGTTTCTGAGGCTGAGTTAACTGCCAAAACGTGCAGTGACTGTGGGCATAGCCTAGCCGAACCAGAACAGCACGTAGCTATCGTGGTTGCCAATATGTCGTTTGGTGGGTCAACACTCTGAGGCAAAGAACAGTGAGTTATGTCAGACGAACTCGGATTGTCGGCTGGTGCCAAAGGGATCAGTGAAGGGATAAAGACTGGTCGAGAAGCTGGTCGAGAGATTGGCAAAAACATTGAAGAAGTACAGAAAGAAGCAGTAGATGTTGCAAAGCAGCAAGCAAACGCAAGGATTCGTGAGCGTAGAGAAGCAGAGTTAAGAAAAAAACGGGCAATATTTAAAGCCCTTGAGGAGTACAAACACCGCAAGAAGATCAGTGATGAAGAGTACAAACTAAGGGTTGATTTTATAAAGCAGCACGGCACCAAAGAATGGCAGAAGGTGCTAGACATCAAGACCGAGATTGAACGGCTTGAGAAAGAAGACAAGAAGTACTTTGATGCCGAGTTATCAAAGGTTAAATGGGTGCAGTTCTGGTGCTTTTTGGTAGCTGCTTGGATTGCTTATTACATAGTATGGGGGTCTAAAAAATGAATATGCAAGACATACTAAAGGCGGTGATTCCGATTCTTGTAGCCTGTATAGCGTGGCTACTTGGTCAAGTATCCTCATTTCAGACCCGCCTAACCCAGATTGAAGGCAAAATGCCAGCGTTGATTACCAACGAAGGTGTGCCAACGGACAGTCCTATTTCAGCCGAGCGTAGAGCAAAGATGCGTGAAGAACTGTACAAAGAACTCCATGACCTCCATGTGCGGGTCAAACTCTTAGAAGAAAGAGCTAAAAAATGATTACCCTATTTACTACCCTTATATCGTTCCTCTCAGGATGATTGCCTAATCTATTAGGGTTTTTCCAAGATAAATCCGACAAGAAGCATGAGATGGAGATGGCTCGTTTGCAGACCGAACGGGAACTCCAGATGATGGAGCGTGGCTTCCAAGCTCAAGCCCATGTAGAAGAGATTAAGACCCAACAGATTGAGATGCAGACCCAAGCCCAAGAAAGGGCGTCTTTGTATGCTCACGACATCGAGATTGGTAAGGGTGCTTCCCAGTGGGTTACTAACTCTAGAGCTATGGTTAGACCAGCCATTACCTACGGTATGTT